GGGGGCTTTGGCAGACCAGTTCGACCCCTTCGAAAAGAAATACGGGGTTACGTTGGAATTATTACGTTACTTTGATTATATAGATTATCCTCTTTCCTTCTCCACTAAGGCGACTTGGTGGACGGAAGATTATCGATATATGGATATATTTAAAAAACATACTCATAATTGGCACGTTAAGATTTCCATAATAACTAACGATGAGAAGAAATCGAAGATGATTGAAAGGGGCGTTCCTTCACCGGAAAGGCGTTTTCAGGCACTTAAGAACTTATCTTCTATAGGGATACATACTACATTACGGCTACGACCATTCATTTACAGTCTTTCGGATGATTATAAGGTTTTAATTGATAAGGCTAAGGAAGCTGGTGTAGATGGGGTTACGAGTGAGTTTTTATGTTTAGAGATGAGGGCGGATAAAAGGTTAAAGAGCCGTTATGAGAAGATGTCGTATATCTTAGGCTACGATATATACAATCTATACAGGAAGAAGTCTAATACTTTCGGGTATCTTAGGTTTGACCCAGCATATAAGAGAAACAAGTTTAAGGAAATGAGGGATTACGCTCACTCTTTGGGGTTAAGGTTTAATAGCTCCGATGCGAGTGGAAGGGACTTTAACGATAGCTGTAACTGCTGCGGCGTCCCTCCAGAATGGAACTCCCAGACGAGCCATTTCGGGGGAGCAGTTTTAATTGCGAGAGAAAAAGGAGAAGTACATTTTAGAGATATAGAAAAGGACTTGAAGGAATTATTTAGTGGGTTTGGTTGGGTAGGTGCTACGGCTTTTAATACTGGCACTAATCGTAATAGGGCTAAATTTTATGACGCCACGATGTTTGATTGGATAAAAAGTATGTGGAATAGTGAAACTCCTAAAGCACCAGATAGAATGTATGGTTGTTTGAAGAGGGGGGAAAGGGACGAAGATGGGAATTATGTTTATAAATATGTGGGGTGATTTAAGTGGGTGAAATATGGGAAAGGCTACCCAATGAGAGTAGCAAGGCTTATCAGGCTTTTTGTATATACAGAGATTTGGGGGTGATGAGGTCAATAAGGAAAGTAGCACAGAACAGGGGCAAACCTAAATCGATTACCTGGCTAAACAACTGGAGTGTTAAATATAATTGGGTTGAAAGAGTAAAGGCTTACGACGATTATATGGAGCAAGAGAAAAGAAAAGCTCAAGAGCAAGCAATATTAGAAATGGTGGACAGGCATTCAAATGAAGCTATTGGATTACAGCAAATAGCTTTAAAGAGATTAAAGCAATTAAATCCTGAAGACCTGACAGTTAAGGACGTATTAAATTTCTTGGTAGAAGCGATAAAGATTGAAAGAATAAGCAGGGGCGAGCCTGATGCAATTGTTAAACAAAGCTTTAGTCCTGTGATTTTGGAAATAGTGAAGGATGAAGATACAAGTACATCTTCATAAAGGTCAAGCAAGGGCATATGATAGTAAAGCGAGGTTTGTTGGAGTAATTTCTGGTATTGGAGCGGGTAAGACTTATTTTGGCAAGGTTTGGTTAGCTCGGGAAATCACTCAAAATCCTCAAGGCGATTTTTTAGTTGTTTCTCCTTCTTACCCTATGTTGCAGAGGATAATCCTACCTCAAACTAAAGATTTTTTAGACAAAGTTTTTCAGGGTGAATATAAGATTTCCGAAAGAACATATTACCTTCCTCAGGGTAATAGGGTTTTTTTTGGAAGTGCTGACAAACCATTGAGCCTGGAAGGCGTTCACGTAAGCGGGGTTTGGATGGATGAGGCTGGCCAGATGAAAAGAGAAGCTTGGGATGTAGCTCTTAGAAGAACTTCTTTAAAGAAAGGTAGAGTATTGTTGACCACTACTCCCTATAATTTAAATTGGCTTAAAACTGATTTTTTTGACAGGTGGGAAAGAGGAGATTCTGATTATGATGTGATACAGTTTCCCAGCACATTGAACCCTGCTTTTCCCAAAGACGAATTTGAAAGGGCTAAAAACACTCTTCCTGAATGGAAGTTTGAGATGTTTTATATGGGAAGGTTTGCACAACCAGAGGGACTAATATATAAGGATTTTGACGCTGATAATTTGGTAGATGCTTTCCCTATCCCTGATGGGTGGAGGAAGATAGCGGGATTAGATTGGGGCTATAATAACCCTACAGCGGTGCTCTGGATGGCAATTGACAATGATGGTAATATATTTATATACAAGGAGTATTACAAGAGCGGTAAATTGCCTTCTGAAGTGGCTCTTGATATTCAAGAAGAAGCAGTAGAAAAAATTTATTGCGACCCATCAAACCCAGCTGGAATTGAAATATTAAAACGGGACGGGCTGCCTGCTATACCTGCAGATAACAAGGTTAAAGAGGGAATTGCGAAGGTAATAGAGTTAATAAAGTCTAAAAGGTTGAAAGTTTTTAAAGGTTTAGTGAACTTTATGGACGAAATAGGCTCTTATACTTGGGTAGAAAAGTTAGGAAAGTTTACGGACGAACCATTGAAAGAATATGACCACTTAATGGACGCTATGAGATATGCGATATATTCTTTAAATAAAGAAAGCAAAGCTTCTGTGGCTTCAGATGTTGAGCCGATTGATTACTTCTCTGGGGGGGCTTTTTAGGTGAATTTATTTGACAGAATTAAAGGGTTATTCAGTAAACCAATTTCCGAAAGTATTGAGGGAGAGGATATAGGATATACAAAATTAGGTAGTGGAGATAAAGAATTAACTTCTGACTACTTACAGGAAATCAGAAACGAATCCTGGAAGGCTTTTCTGAGCAATCCCTTAGCGAAAAGGCAAATCCGTAATATTACGTCTTATCTCGTTGGTAGAGGGCTAAAAATATCTTCCCCGTCTCCGGATGCACAGGAGATTATCAATCAATTCATTTACAACCCCCAGAATTACTGGGAGTTATTTATACGGGAAGAAAGCAATCGCCTCCAATTGGATGGTGAGATTATTGTTTTACTCTTTGTGAATACCGGAGACGGGTCTGTAGTAGTGAGGGATATTGAACCAAACGAAGTGACCGATATTATCCTATCCCCCGACGACTATCGCAAGATTGAGGCAATTCGGAGAGTTTACAGTAAAAAAGTTTATACCAGCGACTATAAAAGTTACCGTATAGAGACCATAGATGAAATAATTAGACCTGGAGAACCAGACCCGACCAATGATAACATTGTGCGGGACTTTGTTATTGTTAAAATGCCTACTGTGGCCACCCAAATAAGAGGCATTCCCGAATTATCCTCTCATCTCTACTGGTTGAAACAGTATAGACAATTACTTGATACTCGAATAGCACTGAACAAGATGAGGGCAAGTTATATCTGGGATGTAACAGTAATAGGTGATGAAGAGGATGTCAAAAGGGTTAGGAATGAGAACTCCAAACCTCCGAAACCGGGAACAGTGAAGTTTCACAATGATAAAGTAGTTTGGGAAGCAAAGGACGCTAACATTAACGCTCAAGACTCGGAAGCTGATTTGAGGGCGGTAAAGTTAATGTCGGTAGCGGGGAGTGGACAGCCTGAATATTTGATAACGGGCGATGCTTCTAATGCTAACTTTGCGTCAACTCAAGAAACAACTTTAGCGTTTTTGAAATGTCTTGAGGACTATCAGGACTTGTTTGAATATTTCATAAACTCATTGTTTAATAAAGTTTTCTTTTATGCTCAAAAATATGGAGAAGCTCCGGATACTTTTACCGACCCCAACGGTGAGGAAATTCCTATGAATTCTTTAATTACGGTTACCTTCCCAGAGACTAAGCCTAAAGATATTGAAAAATTGGGAAGATACTTGCAGACATTACAACTTATGGGGATTGCTTCCGATGAAACATTGGCGGGTATGGCGGGGATTGATTGGCAAAGTGAAAAGATTAAGTTAGAGAAAGAAAGCTTAGAAGGATACCCAAAGATTGAACCAAGCACTGAGGATTAAAAGAGCAGTAGAGAAAGCCAGAAGAGAATTTAT